TTCATTTCTCTTGTGCCTTTCTTAGTATTGCTCTAGCAAAATCCACCATCTTTGAATCAAGACCAATCCAACTACCATTTGAATGTCTTACAAAGATTCCTTTATCTTCTGACCAATTAAATCCAGCTTCTTCTGCTGAACTAATTATTTCCTCATCTGTTAGTGTCTTTGCTGGATGGAACTGCGTTGCGGTGTAGAGTGGGATATACTCATATTGCCATCCTTGTGCTGTGTACCATTCCTCAACCTCATGCAATACTTCATCACTCCAGCCAATCTCTGTAAAATCACCATCTGATTTAATAGCCCACGCTACTGGTTCATTGTTCATTTCTCTTGTGCCTTTCCAGTTACTAATTCATCAATTAGCCTTAATTCAGCTTTCAACGCCTCTATTTCAGCTTGTTGCTGGCGCAATGTTTCAGCCGCTTTTTGAATATGTGTTCCGGTATAAAACTGTTCTAAACGGTCTGCTAAATCATTGGCGTTCATTTATGATCCCTAGCGGAAGTTGCCCAAAGCTGCTCTGTAACCTCTCTAGCACCCATCATCAATAATTCATGGGAATAAAACAACTGAGCTGTGTATTTACCCTTAATAAAGCCAGTTTCTTGCCTTGTGCTTGGGCCAACATAAATGCCAGGATTGTTGTAATGGGGTACAAATAAAATATCCCCTATCTTGTAACATTTATAAGACCTAATTTCTGGCGTTGAGTAATCAGTAGAAATCATTTAAGCACCCCACGCAAACATCATGCCAAGCAAAATACCTAGCAGTAATACGCCAATTACATCTATATATACTTTTTTCATAAATCCCCCTAAGTTAAAAAGTCAGGTCAAAGTCTTTTTAGTCGTACACCTGCGGCTTGTTGAGCTGAATAGTGTCAATGACCTGATGTAAGTAATTTATTGGTGTTTGCAACACATTTATATAGGTGTTTACCCTAATGTTGTATTTATGCAATAAAAGAATGTTAAATGACTTATTAATAAGGTTTTAAGTTATTTAAGGATTGTTTAATAAGTCATTAACTTTACAATCCTAAAACTTTTCTTTACAAAATACCCCGTTTGGGAATATTTCTTTACATTTGCACACTTTTTCATCAATTCTTCCCGTTCGGGAAACTTTTTTATATGTATATTTTTTGCTGATTTTTATACACATAGGTAACAATGTATATACAAAACATATACTTTTAGGTATCAATTTTTATACAAAATTAATACTTATAAGCATCAAGGGTGGGGCTGACTCCTCACGGAAGGATGCGATGGTCGGGGGAAACCAAGCCAGCCCCATAAATATTATAGTCCCGATTTAAGCTGATAGTAACGTAGCAGATGGAAAAAGCATTTCAAACCTTTTTGTAGGTCGGCTTCTTCTATTTCGCATAGCTTAACTTCATTGGTTAGTCCATTGACAAACATAATAGCGCAGCGAGCATCGGCAAGTCCTAGCAACTCCCGATAAGCTGCAATCTGCATGATATGATCTTCGTATGGAACGACCTTTTCTAAAGGGATTTCTTTTGTCTTAAAATCGCAAACCACAGGTGGTATGCCTTTAACTTTATCGCCTTTAGCGTGTAAATCCACTTTTCCAGCAAATCCTAGCTCATGGCTACCTGACTTCTCAGGAATCCACAGGCGATTGCCAAAAGCGGCTTTTAAGGCGTTTTCTGCGTTGCGACAATACTCGGGTATAGATTCAAGCAAAATGCCGTCAAAGAACGATTCCAGCACTCCATGAATGTATGTGCCTCTATCGGCTGCATCTCTACCTTGGGCCTTAGAATCGCTTAATACACGACTAAGCCATTCTGATTCTTCTTCCCCGTCTAGGCGAGGTAATGTAAGTGCAGCGAGGATGGCTTGTTCTTGTTTCCATCGGTCAAGTCCTGGCTTGGCTGCGACCCCAAGAATGGTGGTAACTGAGGGCAATAGACCCAGTTTTTTAGCATCTCGTAAGGTTGTGTTCCTTTGTTTGCCATTCGCACCGATGATTTGATAGGCTGGATTGCCATCCTTGTCATACCAATGTGATGAATCATTGCTCATTTTTCCCCCTGGTTATGCTATGAGTTTCTTTGTGGTGTGGTTTGCATAGCCAAACAACATCTAAAGGCCGTGAATAATCTGGATGATGCGCTTCAGCTTTATTGCCACAAATAATACATGGCAATTCAGTTAATTTTCCTATTTTTAAAGCATGAAATGTTGCGCTTCTTGCGGCACGTCTTTCAGGAAACATAACATTTCTTTTTTGGTCAGCATTTTTCTGAGTTAATTTACCAGCTTCAGTTTTTGAATACTTTTGCTGTTTTTGATTTCGGCAAGATTTGCACTGAGCCCGATATTTTTTTGTATCAGACCGAACGCTAAAATGGCTCAGTAATTTGTCCTGATTGCAGGTTTTACAAATCTGAGTTGACATTCTTTCTTTTTCCCCGTTTTGGTTTTACTTCATCCGTGTTTATATCATATACAACTGCATCAGGAATAACTTTTGCTTCATACATTGCCGGTATTTCTTGACCACACCAATCTTGAGGCAATTTATTTACTACGACAGGATTTAACTTGCAGGCCCCCATCATGTCATTTTGATTAAAAACAAAAAACTTACAAGATTTACAAGTCATTAAATGCCTTTTGAGTAATTAAGAATACGCAAGCGATCTAATTCGCTAGAACACATATCGGCAGCAATGTGCAGAACCGCAGTAATGACACTTGCTAAATCTTCTGGTGAGAAGCTTATTAATGGCAGCTCCTCGTCATAACCGACTTCTTTAAAAGTCTTTTCTGTGTATTTAGTATCAATAATGTCTTTAATTTGGTTCTGCATAATGTTCTCCTCTAGAACGGAACGTCATCGAGATTGGTTATCTCGTCTGATCCTGCTGGTTTAAATCCTTGTGGAATTTTCTCTTTACCGATTGAAATACTGAAAAACTTACCCTTTTTACCTTCTTTAACCCAACCACTAAGCCAATGCTCTTTACTATTAACCATAATTGTCCCCGTATAATCAGGATGGTTATCAGTCGTTTTGCGGTCATTCTTAAATAAACTCCCTGATCCTTCTTTTGGTTGATATGCCATTTTTTTTCCTTTATAAAATATCTTTGGCTAAACTTTTCATTGCTGGACTTGACTTACTTTGCACAGCAGCGTTTGCATCATCATCGGCTTGAACCACGCCTACAACTGCTGCTAACGCATATCTACGCATATAGGTCAGCGCAGAACCAGAACCTTGTGCATCAGGCTTAGATACAGGTAAACTCATTTCTTGACCAATCCATTCGCCTGAACTATGGGCTAGGATGGTAGTCATTGACATTGTGCCGTCAATAAATTCGCCAGGGAATTGCATAACGCTAAGGCCGTTTCCAGCCAAAAGATCACGACAAGCATCCCACACAGACTCCAAATCAGCGTACTTAGATTTGAAGAACGGATTTGCTGAATCTTTTTTTGCATGGCTCAATTTCCCCTGAACGATTGATAATGCCGTTGCTAACTTAGCGATTGATTCTGATTGATTCATAATTTTCCCCCGAAAACATTGCCAAAATCTTCAAATACAGATTGCAATAACATATTGCGCTTATTGTTTGGTTTGCCACAAGCAGCACGAATGACATCTATATCATCGGCTGATAAGTCTGTGCCAAACTCCATATTGTCTAAAGCTACTTCTAAGCGTTCTTCCATCTCAGTCATTACTTGGCTTAATTCATCCATTTCGTTCCCCCGAAATAACATAGCGAAATTGCTATAATTACACTTTAACATAAGTAAAAATGATTTGTAAAGTATTTGATCTATTGTTGTTTTTTTGTTAACATCAGTTAATGATTCCAAATAAAGCAAATTTTACAGATGAGCAGATCATTGGACTGCTAGGGGGAACTAAAAAAGTGTCGCATTTATGCAACATAACCCATTCAGCGGTCATTCAATGGCTTAAAAGAGGTATTCCTTATGCTCAAATATGTTTTTTGGCGGCTGAAATAGAACGTCAAAGCAATGGTTTAGTAAACAGAAAAAACCTTTTTCCTAAGTCTTGGCACATAATTTGGCCTGAGTTGCAAGAAAGCGAATGGTAATGAATAGAGAACAGATGCTTATTGAAATGCTAGAAGTAGCAGACAAACAAATACACGAATTGCAACTTAGAGCAGACTTTCTGTATAAAGAAGTTGCTCAGTTGCGTGAGCGTATTACTTATTTAGAACCACAAGTGTTTGGTGGCAATACAAAATGAAATTTGAAATAGAAATTACAAGAGAAAATGAAGATGGTTCAGCAGATTGCTTGTTGCACCTTGACAAAGATGCTATAACGCTTTTAGTTCAAGAAGGGCTTCTAGCAATATTAAAACTTTACATTGATCAACAAAAAAATAAAGAGTAAACTGTTTTTCCCTTAGATTGGCGGCTCTAACGACATCGTGGCGATCTAAGGTAGTAGCGTTACCAGAAGGGTAAGAGGCTGAAATAGCGCAATACAGGTGGCGAAGTTAGTGCCTGTGCCTCGCAAGACTGACGGGTGAGCGATTCCTTAATGGGATACTCTGAAGGCACACTTAGGTAGGCTAGGTGTGCTCAAACCTTTTGGGATAGACTCTAAAGTCTATTAGTTGTATAAGTAACTATGGTATTAATTAAATCTAAGGGGGAACTTATGTTTGATGAATTTTGGATGCTTTATCCAAGAAAAGTAGCAAAAGCAGCAGCACGAAAAATTTGGCAGAAACTTTCAGAAGAAGATCAACTCTTAGCAGCTAAAGCAATAGATGAGCATTGTCAATATTGGAAAGCTAAAGAAACTGCATTAGAATTTATACCTCACGCTAGCACTTGGCTAAATCAAGAACGCTGGGAAGATGAGCTGGTATTAGAAGCAAAAGGTAGCAAAAAGTTACCTTTGGGAACTAACCAGCAAATTGAAGAAGCTTACAGAATTGAGTGCGGTAAAGACCCAAAATTAGCTCGTTTTGGCAGCTATTACGAAATGAGAGAATATGTCCTTAAGCAAAGGGAACTGCGATCCAAGGCACAAGCATGAATGTGGGGTGCGATACCTGTGTTATCTGCGCCACAAAAAAGGTTTAGAGTGGTTTAGAAATTACATATCAGACAAGAATTTTAGTAAAGTATTACTAGACGATTTTTACACGCAATACAAACTTGGCAATAGGGGGGAATGGGGATGTTGGAAAAATACATTGTTGGAGCAACAGGGATTGGGTATTTAATTACTGGAATACTGCAATTTAACAAGGGGGCTACAGCTAACGCAGTTATATGGATTGGCTATGCTATTGGTCAAACTGGATTGTGGCTAAATTTAAAATGAAACAAAATTATGACCCACACGACTCGGTTGAATTTATCTATCAAAAAGCTCCTGATTATGCGAAAGCCAAGGGTGAACTTGCACAACTCGAAGCCTTTAAACATTCTCTTAAAGCAATCAAGATGGCGCAAGCGGATGGGGCTACCATCGCTGCTAAAGAAATGGAAGCCTTTCGCAGTCCTGAATACCAAGAGCTATGTAAGGCCATTGGATCAGCTACAGAGCAAGTAGAAAAGTTAAAATGGCAATTAGAAGCCGCAAAGATGCGCTTTGAAGCCTGGCGCACAGAACAAGCAAACAACAGACAAATAGATAGGATTACTCAATGAACGATTACGCAGAGCATTTACTTAAACTTAACAGACTTACTAAATCGTTCTTAAACTCTATTCTTAAAAATCGTAAAACAGAAGCTTATTTAATTGCTTGTGAAATAACAGAAACAGCTACAGAATTAGAAGCATGGGCTAGTAAACATAGTGTCCATTAAGGTGATATGATAAACAAAACCCCTATAGGTCGGCAAACCAATAGGGGCTTCTAACCACCACAATACAGGACATTGCTATGGCTAAAAAAGATTTTACTCTTACTCAAAAAATTCTTTTAGATTTGTTTGATTATAAAGATGGTATTTTAATCAATAAAAAAACCAAAAAAGAAGCTGGCACTTTGCATGACCAACGTGGTTATAAAAAGGTAATGATAAATACAATAAGATATTTTACGCACAAAATTGTTTTTTTTTATCATTATGGATATATGCCAAATACAATAGATCATATTGATAGAAATCCATCAAACAACAAAATTGAAAATTTGCGAGAAGTTACAAGATCACAGAATCAAATAAATAGAAATCTTTTTAAAAACAATAAAAGCGGTTACAGAAATGTTATATGGAATAAAAAAGATTGCAAATGGCGAGTTCATTTAAGAATTAACAATAAACAAATGTATTTTGGTTCATACTATGATATTGATTATGCTAAATTTATTGCAGAAAATATGAGATATAAATATTACAACAATTTAATTAATGACCAAAAGTGAAAAGAACTATATGGCAAGAGTTGCCGGACTCGGTTGTATATTGTGCAGTTCCGTGCTTGGGTATGAAGGTAGCCCTGCCGAAATACACCACATTAGACGAGCTGGTGTCCGTGCTACAAGCCCCATTATCCCCCTCTGCCCTGAACATCACAGAGGAAACAATGGTATTCACGGAATGGGTAGAAAAGCTTTTGAAAGAAAATTCGGCACAACCGAGGAAGCGTTATTACAGCAAGTTCAAAAAAGCTTGGAACGGTAAATGACTGAAGAAAAAACTTTAAGAAAGATTGCTGATGAATTAGGAATCAGCCATCAAGCTGTATCTGAAATCATAGAAAGAGCAATGCGTAAAATTAAAGAAGAATTAAAAAAGCGTGGTATTAACTTAGATGATTTGATAGATAATTAAAGTTCATGTCCATCAAAACCAAGCTCTAGCCCCACACGCATTTTTCTACGCTTAAAGGTGGCATCGTGCAATGTCCATTTACCTGATCTGTGACGAGAACAATGAATCATCTCATGCGCCATAGAGCGAACCACAGTATCGTAATGACCACACCTTGCTTTAGAAATGCTAAATATATGTGGCTTGGCTAAAGACTCATCAAATTCATAGGTAGCCATAACGCTATGGTCATCGACAATATCAAAACGACATAGCTCACTCGGTGGCAAATCCCATTTTAAGAATGGATCGCATTTAGCTAATGTTAGATAAATGCCTTCAAGGATTTTAGGAGTTATTTTCATGCCATCATGCTTTCATACTGCATGAATTTTGCCACGAAACTCTATCTCATCCTCACCAAACACCCTAACCATCTCTGGTTGCAATAGTTTGCTGCGTTCAAAGGTAAGCATTACAAAGCCACTATTCCAATCTTTAGGCGTGTCCTCTGTGTAATTGAACTGTGGGCCATTCGGATCAGCTAACGTGCCTGTCTGTACCCCATAGCGTGTGCCGTTATAGTCGTTGTAAGGAATACTAGATAAAACATGAGTATGCCCAGTAACCATAGATACACCAGAATTAACAGCGTTGTTTCTGCCGCCTGTCCAGCCACCTTTCCAACGATGCTTAACGCATACATCTTCATTGATCCACACAGACCAGCAAGGCTGCCATTTAGGAAAATACTCTTTTAAGCTAGTGCCTGGTACACCTTCAAAAGCAGGCAAAAAATTAACCACGTTGCTAGTAAAACGCATATCGTGATTCCCCAAAGGCCAATATAACTTTGCTCCTTTTGCGACATTTTCTATTTCTCCTAGATAATGTTGACAAGCTTCTAATTCTTCTTTTACTGTCGGAAGCTTATCAAAATCCATCCTTGGATGGCGGCTGATACCAGCACCATCAAAAGCGTCACCATTGCAAATAATGGCTGTGGGTTTGAACTCTTTAATTGACTCCAGCAAAGCCTTAAAAGCAGTAGTAGTGATGTCAGGCCAAAAATGAGCATCGCTAAATACGATAACATTACCTTTTTCAATATTAAACCCCCGTCTAGTATGACCTTCCGTTTGTTCTATTTTCTTTGCAACGCTTACCCTCTGGTCATTAAATGATGGTAATTCAATACCAAGCCTTGTTTCTATTGACCTTCTGCGGTTATAAATAGACCTTACATCTAGTTTGTGAACTGCTGCAAACTTTTGCGGACTGCCAATCTTTTTCCACTCCGCAATCCATTCTTCATCTGATAAGTGATAACCAGCCATTGATATACCTTTTGGTGTAAAGTTATCAAATACTAACTGATTATTATAAAAATTCAATGACTTATGCTAAAAGGGTTGTAGAAATTTGGGCTTGCAAAATATGTAAAGTTCAAAAGGTTGCTACAGCTCATTTAAAAAGGCAAATATATTGCAGCAAATCATGTATGTCTATTGCATACAAAGTGCAGCTTTTAGGGGCTAATAACCCTAATTTTTCAAATGCAGGGATTAGAATATGCAAAGTTTGTAATAAAGAATATAAAAATTACAACAAAACAAGAAAATATTGTTCAATGGCTTGTAGGGATGTTGAAGGGAATGAAGCTTTGCGACATAACGCTAAAAAAGATGCCAACCATAATGAATTGGTAGAAATATTAGAAAAAGGGGGAGTAGTGGTTAAAGATACATCAAAATTAATGCAAGGATTCCCTGATTTGCTGGTTTGGCACATGGAAGCATGGCATCTTGTGGAAATCAAGAATCCTAATACCGCTTATGGCAAAAAAGGACTTAGTAAATCACAGCAAAAATTTGCTGATGATTGGAAAGGTGGCCCTGTTTTTATTTTAAGAACCAAGGAAGATGCCGAAAAATTTATTATTGGTGAATTTGCAGAAATTGATCAAGTTGGCGGCAATAAATCTAGTAAAAACTCTTGAAAAGTCGTAAAATAGTATTATTATTCGTAGTGTATTAACCCCATCTTAAAGGATAAATCATGGGCAAAATGGATAGCATGAAGGGCGTACCTTCTACAACTGGCGCAAAAGCACCTAAAGGCGCATCTTCATCTGATATGTCAGGTGAGCGCAGACAAAAGATTGTCGGTGGCGTTGCTATGGGCAAAATGGATGCAATGGGTTCACGCCCACTATCCCACGCTGGCAACTTTGAAGGCAAGCTTGGCGAGTTGAATGACGGCAACATGGGTGAGCGTGAGTGCTACAGCCATGTCCGTATGGCACACGCACAAGACGGCAAATAAAACTACAGCCCATAGTCCTCGGTAAAGGGCTACAGGCTGTATAACCACAACAATAGGGTAATATTGAGATGGCTGATGAAATTGTAATATATAAACCTCTGGCTGATAAGATAATTGTCAGACCAGATGTTCGTGTTTTGAGCGATGTCATTATTGTTAACAATAAAGAGGCTGAGAACATGGGAACAGTCGTTGCTGTAGGGCCTGGCAAGAAATTGTCATCCGAAAGACGAGAAGCAATGCCTATTGAAGTAGGCTCAAGAGTTCGTTTTGGCACTATGAACGATAATCCCAAAGAAGAGTATTTAAAATTTACACCAATTAAGCACAATGGTGAAAAGTGTTTATTAATGTCCTGGCAAGACGTTTGCTGGGTAGATGGGGAGTAATATGGCAACTAAACTTGGCTTATATGCCAATATCCATAAAAAACAGGCACGTATCGAACGTGAAAAAGCTGAGGGTAAACCCGTAGAGAAAATGCGTAAGCCTAACACAAAAGGCGCACCTACCAAGCAAGCATTTATTGACTCTGCTAAGACAGCGAAGAAAAAATGAGCAAACACGATAAACCCATAGCGCATAAGACTACCGGCAAAGGTAAGACTTATAACCCTACAGACAAGGGTGCAGGTATGACCGCCAAAGGTAGAGCTGAATACAACGCTAAGAATGGCAGCAATCTCAAAGCCCCTGCCCCTAATCCAAAGACAGAGAAAGATAAAGGTCGCAAGGCTTCTTTTTGTGCAAGGATGGAAGGCGTAGTCAAGAAAGCTAAAGGCCCAGCAGAACGAGCCAAAGCATCATTAAAGAATTGGAACTGTTAATGTTAAATATATTACACAAAATTAAACGATTACTTGGAATCAAGCCAACTCCTAAAGAGCAATTACTAGCAGATTGGCCATTCCCTATTGAAGTAAAAACCAAGCCTACATTACAAAAGGCTACAACCCGTAAGGAAAAGAAAATGCCATTAAAGAAATCAACAAGTGCTAAAGCATTTAAAGAAAACATTAAGACAGAAGTAAAAGCTGGTAAGCCAGTAAAGCAAGCTGTTGCCATCGCCTACGCTGAGAAGAACGCTGCTAAGAAAACAAAGGCAAAGAAATGATCCAATTTACATTAGACCAAATCAACGAGTTATTGACTGAACTAGGTAAGCTTCCGTATATACACTCTGCTCATCTTATCGCTGGTATCAAGCAAATAGCTGAACCACAGATTGTTGCAAAAAAACAACAGTCTGATGAGATTAAAGAACCTGATATTTCATTATCATAGTGTTGTAAAAAAACAACAGAATCAATAACATGACAACTGAAGCAGACAAATCAAGATCAGAAAAGATGAGGGGTAACAACAATGCTGCCAAAGCAAAGTTGTTTACTGATCGCATCAAGATGAGCCTTATTCAAGATCCAGTCAAATTGAATACGATTGTTATGAAATTGATTGAGCTTGCAGAAGAAGGTGAGCCTTGGGCAGTTAAAGAGCTTATGGATAGGGTAGAAGGTAAACCGCACCAATCTACAAGCCTTGAGGACTCTGAAGGCAATAACCTCTTGCAAGCTATTGAAGTTAGGTTTGTAAAGCCAAGTGAGTGACATCACCCCAGAGCTAAGGGAAGCAATATCAGCAGTTGACTTTCCTATTAAGCTCCAATTTCTATTTGAACCATCACGCTTTAAAGTTTGTCATGGTGGGCGAGGCTCAGGTAAATCTTGGGGATTTGCTCGTGCTTTGCTTGTTTTAGGCGTTAAAAAGACTATCAGGGTACTATGTGCTCGTGAGTTTCAGAACTCTATTGCTCAATCTGTGCATAGATTACTAGCAGATCAAATCATCTCTATGAAGCTAGAGTCATTCTATGAAGTGACGCAGAATCAAATCAGGGGCAAAAACGGCACAGAGTTTAACTTTGTTGGCCTTAAAAACAACCCAGCAAACATTAAGTCTTACGAGGGCAGTACGCACGTTTGGATTGAAGAAGCTCAGACAGTAAGTGACCGAAGCCTTGAAATCCTTATTCCTACGATAAGAACGCCTGACTCAGAGATATGGATTACCTTCAACCCTGAGTTAGAAACTGATCCGGTATATCAACGCTTTGTATTGAACCCACCGCCTAATTGCCAAACAGTACGCATGAACTGGCAAGATAACCCTTGGTTTCCAGAAGTATTGCGTAATGAGAAAGACCAGCTATTTCATCGAGATAGAGAGGCTTACAACACAGTTTGGGAAGGCTTATGCCGCCAAACAGTAGATGGTGCTATCTTTGCTAAAGAAATGACTATGGCAGAGCTAGAGGGGCGTATATGCAATGTGCCTTACGATCCTATTAAGCCTGTGCATTTTGTGTTTGACCTTGGTTTTGCCGATGCCACAGCGTTTTGGGCTGTTCAATTTATAGGCATGGAAACTCGTTTAATTCGTTATTACGAGAACAACCAAGAAACAATAGCTCATTATCTTGCTAAGATTCAATCCTATGGATACGTTGTTGACACAATCTGGTTGCCCCATGACGCAGGAAACAAAACCCTTGCCTCAAACGGTAAATCTATTGAGGAAATCGTTAGAGCAGCAGGGTTTAACACTAGAGTTATTGAGCGAACACCCATCGTTGATTCTATTAATGCTGCTCGAATGATGTTTAATAAGTGTTGGTTCGATAAGATCAACGCTTATGATGGCTTGCAATGCTTACGCCATTATCGCTATGACGTTGATCCTGACACTAAACAATTTAGCCAAAGACCTTTGCACGACAATTATTCGCATGGCGCAGATGCGTTCCGATACATTGGTTTGATGGTCAATGAGCCTAGAAAAGCTCCAAAACAAAAAGCAACCTATAATTTGCCGTCAAGTTGGATGGGATAGATGTTGTGAAAATGATACACTTGGCTTAAAATCAGCCAATCTATAAGGAATTCCTATGGCATACGACAGAGTTGCAGACTCACAATCAGACGGCAGAATTGAAGAAGCCAAAGACTTTTTAAGGCTTTGTAATGACTCTGACAGCAATAATCGTGCTGAAGCCCTTGATGATGTGAGATTTGCGGCTGGCGATCAATGGCCTGTAGATGTGCAAAATAGCCGAGTATTAGAAGCTAGACCTTGCCTGACAATTAATAAAGTTGACGCATATATTCGTCAAATTTGTAACCAGCAACGTCAGCAACGCCCACGCATCAAAGTGCATGGCATGAACAATCAATCCGATGCCAAAGTAGCTGAGATCATTACTGGTATCTGTAGGCACATTGAAAATCAATCTGATGCTGATTCTGCTTACGATCACGCTTTTGAGTACGCAGTAAAGATGGGCTGGGGTTACTGGCGCATCACGACTGACTATGTAAGGGATGATAGCTTTGACCAAGAAATCTACATTAAGCCTGTTGAAAACCCTTTTACTGTCTATTTTGACCCTAATAGCGTTTTACCTGATGGCTCTGATGCTGAGAGATGCCTTATTACTACCGTTATCAGCAAAGATGTGTTTAAAAAGATGTATCCCAACGCTGAATTTGACCAAGGATTCTCCAGTAGAGGAACGGGCGATACGGAATCGGAATGGGTTACGAAAGAAGATATACGCATAGCTGAGTATTTCTATACTGAGCGTGTTAAGGATATGTTGTTAGAACTATCTGATGGCACTACAGGCTATTCTTCAGAGATTCCTAAGAAAGAAGTATTAGAAGCTGCTGGCATTACTGTGATTGCCAAGCGTGATGTATGGCGCAAACAGATCAAGTGGTGCAAGCTTACTGCGATGGAAATCCTTGAAGAAGGCGAATGGGCTGGTAAGTTTATCCCTATCGTGCCTACTTATGGTCAAGAAGTACGAGTTGACGATAAGCACAAGAAATTTGGCTTAGTACGCATGGCTAAAGACCCACAGCGTATGTATAACTATTGGTCAACTGCTCTGACTGAAACTGTAGCCTTAGCTCCTAAAGCTAAATGGCTATTGGCTGAAGGTCAAGACGAAGGGCATGAGAACGAATGGGCTATGGCTAATATCAAAGCGATGCCTGTATTGCGTTACAAGCAAACAGACATTGAAGGCAGACCAGCTCCTGCACCTACAAGACTGCAACCAGAGCCACCACCAGCAGGTGTAATGACTGCGTTGCAAGGCATGAACAATGATTTACAAGCTGTAGTCGGTATTTTTGATCCTAGTCAGTTACCTACTGGCATGATGTCCGGCAAAGCAATGCAAGGTCAGCAACAGCAAGTGGATATGACCAATTTCCACTATTATGACAATCTGACTCGCAGTATCCGTCACACAGGTCGCATCATTCTTGACTTAATTCCTAAGATTTATGACAGAGAGCGTGTCATGCGCATCATTGGCGATGATGGCAAGCCTGAGATTGTGACTTTAAATCAGCCTAGCACAGACGAAAATGGCGTTTCTAAGGTATTAAATGACGTTACTGTAGGCGAATATGACGTAGTAATGGAAACAGGCCCAGGTTATAACTCTAAGCGTCAAGAAGCAGTAGATTCTATGATGAGTTTGTTAGGTGCAGACCCAAGCCTAATGCAACAAGCTGGCGATTTGATCTTCCGTAACATGGACTTCCCTGGTGCTGAGATCATTGCTGACCGCCTTGCCGCTGTAAACCCAATGGCGCAGATTGATGATAAGTCACCAATCCCACCACAAGTTCAGATGCAGTTAGCTGCAAGCAAACAACAAATTCAGCAGTTACAACAAGCTCTGCAAGCCGAGCAGATGGACAAGAAATATCGTGCAACAGTTCAAGAGCAAGTCCAACAGGCTGAAACAGAGCGTGAGAAGATGCGTCTGCAAGTTAAGCGTGAAGATACGATGACTCGTACTGATACCCAAGCGCATGACACAGTCATTAAGACACAAACTCAGCTTGAAATTGAAAATCTTAAAGCCCAGTTAGCTTTGGTTCTAGCTCATATTAATAAACCAGAAGCTAAATTAGCTAACGAAGAAGCGGTTGAAAGGGCAATTTAATGAAAAAAGAAGATCATGCATCATATGTATCAAAAGAATTGTCTAAAAAATATGCTAAAGAACAGCACGACAAATATAAAGATAATCCTAAATACCATAGCTTAAAATCTGCGCTTGGAAAACAAGGTGCTATTGATGCGCTTTCTCATCAAGAAAGAAATATGGCAGAAGCAGAATTAGTTAATAAAGCTATGAAGTAAATGTTGTAAAAATGCAACATTAGTGATATAAATGAATTTGTATTACCTACCTGTGGGTTCACAGGGTTAATTCTTGAGGGAATCTCATGTCAGAAGCAGAAGTAGTAAGAACAGCATCAAACGTAGTAACAAGCGATAATTTAGCTGATTTCCATGCTGAAAAATTAGGTTTAGCTAGCGAAGAAGCTCCTGTTGCGGCTGAAGCAGTCGAGGAAACTCCTGATTCAGAGCCAGCAGTCGAAGCCCAAGCTGAGAGTGAACCAGCGGCAGAAGAAGAAGCGGAAGTAACAGACAAGCCGAAACAAAATCCCAAACTTGAAAAACGATTTTCTGAGCTTACAAAACGAGCCAAACAAGCTGAGGCAGACAAGCAAGCACTAGAAGCACGTTTACAAGAACTTGAGAGCAAAGTAGCACCTGCACCCCTACAAGCTGATCCAGTAGGCGAAAAACCACAAGCATCGCAATTTAATGATGCTTTTGAATACGCTGAAGCTTTAGCCGAATGGAGCGCAGAAAGAGCATTAGTAGAGCGTGATAAGCAAGAACAGCAACGCCAAGTCGAAGCCCAACGCCAAGAAGTTATTAAATCTTGGACAAGTAAGCTAGAAAAAGCCAAAGCTGATTTGCCTGATTTTGATGAAATGGTGGCATCTAGCCAAGTCCAAGTACGAGATGAAGTACGGGATGCGATCCTAGAGTCCGATGTAGGCCCACAAATCCTATACCAACTAGCATCAGATGATGACCTTGCACAGCGCATTTCTACTATGCCAGTTAACAAAGCTCTTAAAGAATTAGGGAAATTGGAAGTTCAGTTTGAGCGTAAAGAAGCTCCGGCTGAAGTCAAAAGCGAACCTGTTGCTCGTAGTAAAGCACCAGCACCGATTAAGCCTCTCACCGCTGGCAAAGGTACAGCAGACGTTCTTATTGATGGTAATGGGGCGTTTCATGGTACTTATGCCCAATGGAAAGCAGCACGACAGGCTAAACGGATACGCTGAAATATCCATTTAAATATACAAAAAGGAAATAATCATGGCAAATAATTTGCTAACTATTTCTAAGATCACCAACGAAGCCTTGATGGTCTTAGAAAACGAATTGACATTCACTTCTGAAGTAGATCGTAACTATGATGACCAGTTTGCCGTAGTAGGTGGCAAAATTGGTAACACAGTAAACGTCCGTAAACCAGGTCGCTTCATCGGGACAACTGGCCCAGCTCTGAACGTAGAAGATTTCAATGAAACTTCTGTGCCTGTAACTTTGTCAACACAGTTCCACGTTGACACACAGTTCACAACACAAGATTTGGCATTGTCTTTAGATATGTTCTCTGACAGGGTGTTAAAGCCTGCTGTAGCTGCTATTGCCAACAAGATTGATCGTGATGGCACATTGCAAGCTGCTAACAACACAGCGAATATCGTTGGTGTTGCTGGTACTCCTCCAACTGGTTTGATTACTTACCTCACAGCTGCTGCTTACCTTGATTCTGAAGGCGCACCACGTGACGGCCGCCGTTCTTGCATCGTTGAGCCATTCACATCTGCAACTATCGTTGACAGCTTGAAAGGTTTATTCGTACCACAAGAAGCGATTGGCGAGCAGTATCGTAAGGGCTTGATGGGTCGTGACTCAGCAGGTATGAACTGGAAGATGGATCAGAACGTGGTATCACACACATTCGGCTCTTTCGCTGGTTCTGCTACTGTTAACACAACAACAGCTACTGGTTTCTTGACAAGCGGTTGGGCTTCTTCAAGCACAATTACTTTGACTTTGACTAGTGGCGTTAGCTTAAACCAAGGTGATACATTCACTATCGCTGGTGTTTATGCAGTTAACCCACAAAACCGTCAAGCTTATGGTTCAAACAAGCTGCGTAACTTTGTTGTTAATACTGCTGTTAGCGGTTCAGGTGGTACTATTTCTGTAAACGTAAGCCCAGCTATCATTACT